AGGCGAGTTTTGTTTTTTGTCTTACTGTGGGCGGCGGAGCAAAACAAGGAGAATCAACGTGTTTGCCACAAAACTTCCGTGGGATACAGGGTGGGTTGCAATGAACAATACTTTCATTAAGAGGAGGCAGAAATGTTTCAGTACAGTCGTTTAGACGTTATGTTTAACAGAATCAGAATAAACGAATATACATCTGTTAATGATTTAGAATCCTTGCTTGGTATAACGGACAGAACTATAAGAAATGACATCCAGGAGATAAACAATGACCTTGAAAAGAACGGGGCAATTATTAAACTAAAGAGAAATCACGGTTATTATATTTCTATTTTGGATGAAGACAAGTACAACAAATTTGTAAAGGAAATGGATACAGAAGAGGATAACGCTTCTCTTCTTGATTCTTCGGAAGACAGAATCAAATCCATTCTTTATTCCTTATTGTCCACTAACGAATATGTTACAATGGATGATTTGGCTGAATCTGTATTTATTTCGAAGAATACTTTAAATAAATACATTAAAACAATTAAAGAGATTATTGGTAAATATGATTTGGAGTATATTACCAAACTTAATGCCGGCATTAAAATAATCGGCTCTGAAGATTCTAAGAGAAAATGTATATTCGACAATGTTTTGTACACTGATTTTGATCACTACATTACAGGATTTACTAAAGAGGAACGAACAATATTTAAAGATATTGATCTTGATTTACTTAAAGATATAACAATAAAGCAATTGGACGAACATTTTGTTAAGACAAGCGATTTTAACCTGAAAAATATAATCATTCATTTAGCTCTTATGACTACAAGAGTTCTTGGAAATAATTACATAAGCATTCAGAATATTAACACTGATGCTTCAATTATGGGACTTGTTAACGGTCTTTGCCGTGAATTAGAAGAGCATTACGATATTGCTATTTCCAAAGGTGAAAAGAACTATATTTATCTTCAGATTGTGGCCAATACACATCTTGAAATAACTGATATTGACGATGACCATTTGCGTACTTCCATATTAAAGGTCCTTGATGTTATTTATCAGGATTACAACTTTGATTTAAGAAATGACGAAATATTAATCGCTGACCTTTTTAGACATTTAAAGTCTATTTTTACAAGTAAGCTTTATGACTTAAACAGTACCAACCCTCTTTTGGAAACAATAAAGACTAACTATCCTTTGGAATACGAAATTACATTAACTGCAATTTCCAAGGTTTTCGTATGTGAACCTTACGTTCTAAAAGAAGAAGATGTTGGATACGTGTCAATTTATATAGGTGCCGCCATTGAAAGATGCTATTATAAGTCACCTAAAAAGAAAAATGTTATTCTTGTATGCGGAAGCGGTCACGCCACAACGCGTATGTTAGAAGCCCGTTTAAATGTTGTTTTTCCGGACAAGATTAACATTGTTAAATGCGTTTCATATAATGAGTACTCCGGCTACACTAAAGATGATGTTAAAAATGTAGATTTCGTTATTACTACTGTTGTTCTAAAAAGCAATCTACTACCTTCAATTATGGTAGATTTTGCACTGAACAATAAAGATGTGGAATCAATTAACAGATATCTTTCAAAGCTTCTTAGAAAACGACTTCAAATGTTTGACCAGTTCTTTGATAAGGATTTGTTCTTTAGATTTAACGAACAGCTAGACAAAGAAACAGTTATCAAGATGATGTGTAACAAACTTCAGGAGAAAAATTTTGTAAACGAAGACTTCCTTCAGTCTGTTCTTAAAAGAGAGACAATTGGAAAAACAAATATGAATGATGTATTTGCCCTTCCGCATCCTATGGAAATGTGTGCCAATGACACAAAAGTTGCCGTGGCATTGCTTAAAAATCCTGTAAAATGGAACGACAGCAACAAAATACAGATAGTGTTCATGCTTGTTCTAAAACATGGAGAACAGAAAGATTTTGAACATTTATATGATATATTCATAGAAATAATCAACACACCAAAACTACAGCAGAATATTTTGAAGGCTAAGACATATGAAGAGTTCTTGGATGTGCTGTATGATGGAATAAAGTAAAAAAGTCAAAGTTCATATATTAATAATGGCAAGCACTAAGTATAATGCTTGCCATTTTAACTATATTAAACTTCTTATATACGTCGCTAATTTCAGAGCCTCTTTGTTTTTATTTTTCATCATATGTTTCAAGAAAATGATGTTTAACGCCATCTTTCTTATAAGCAACTACTGTATTTAAGTTTACATTTTCTATGCTCTTAAATATGTTGCCTTCCACATATGGATTAACCTTTTTAAGTTCTCTTATAAGGTCTTTTATTTCCATTCTCTTTGAACGGTTTTCGTTATTGTTGCAAGTTGTACATGTGTCTGTGAACTTGCAGGCGCACTGGATGAAGTGAAGGTCGTTGTAATCTCTCCAAGCCTTTATGTCGTCCTCTCTTACAAGATATAAAGGTCTTATAAGCTCCATTCCTTCAAAGTTTGTGCTGTGAAGTTTAGGCATCATTGTCTGAACCTGTGCTCCGTAAAGCATTCCCATTAATATAGTTTCAATTACATCATCATAGTGATGTCCTAAGGCTATTTTGTTACAACCCATTTCTTTGGCAAAACTATATAAATGACCTCTTCTCATTCTTGCACAAAGGTAGCAAGGTGACTTTTCAACATTAAATACTGATTCAAAAATATCTGATTCATATATTGTAATTGGAATATTTAATCTTCTTGCATTTTCTTCTATAACCTGTCTGTTGGCAGGGCTGTATCCCGGGTCCATTACAAGGAATTTAACCTGAAAATCAAACTTGTTGTGAAGCTTTAATTCCTGAAAAAGTTTTGCCATAAGCATTGAGTCTTTTCCACCTGAAATGCATACTGCAATACAGTCTCCTTCTTTTACAAGTTCATATTCATTAATTGCCTTAGTGAATTTGCTCCAGATTTTCTTCTTAAACTTCTTTCTTATACTCTGCTCAACATTCTTGGCAAAATCATCTGCTTCCCTATTTTTCATATCTTCAAGAAGCCAGCCGATATAGCCACCTTCAAGGCTGACTGCATCTAAGCCTTTTGCTTTTAAGTCATCTGCTATGTCTATGCTGTTTTTTCCTCTGGCACAGACTATAACAAGTTTCTTTGAATAATCAATCTTGTCATTGTTTTCAATTTCGTCAACTGAAACCTGAATTGCTCCCGGCATTCCCCCATGGGCAATTTCTGCATCACTTCTAATATCTATAAGTTCATATGTTTCTTTATCTAATTTATTTAATTCTTTAACTGAAATGCTCATTTTTTCTTACACTCCGTTTTTTTTAATTCCCTAACTGTTTAATATATAACCTTTTTCTATTTCTGCTTAGCTGCCAAATCTTTAACAACTTCTCCGCCAATTATAAGTCCAACTATTGATGGTACAAAAGCTACACTTCCCGGAATATCTCTTCTTTCCGTACATTTGTGGGTCGCTCCCGGTGGGCATATGCAGTGATTTTTACAGCTACTTGACATATCTTCAATTGGTCTTGTTGGCTGTTCCTCAGAATATACTACTTTTAATTTTTTAATGCCTCTCTTCTTTAATTCACGTCTCATTACTTTTGCAAGAGGACAAACTTTAGTCTTGTAAATATCCGCAACCTTAAACTGGCTTCCATCAAGCTTGTTACCTGCGCCCATGCTGCTTATAATTGGAATGTTCTTTTCCTGAGCTTTCATTACAAGTGCTATCTTGGCAGTTACAGTGTCTACTGCGTCTACAATGTAATCATATTCATCCCATGGGAAATCATCAGCGTTTTCAGGTAAGAAAAAGCACTCGTGGATTCTAACATCCGCATTAGGATTAATGTCTAAAATTCTATCTTTCATAACCTGTGTCTTATATTTTCCAACAGTACTCCTTGTTGCAATAATCTGTCTGTTTAAATTAGTAAGACAAACTTTGTCATCGTCTATTAAATCAAAGGCTTCAACGCCACTTCTTACAAGTGCTTCACAAACATATCCGCCTACACCGCCTATGCCGAAAATGGCTACTCTTGACTTTGATAACTTTTCCATTGCTTCCTTTCCTAAAAGAAGCTCTGTTCTTGAAAACTGATTTAGCATATTCTTATATTTCTCCTTAACACTTAAATGGCGGATGCACTGCATCCGCCTTGTTTTCCTAGTAATTCAATGGGTTTAATTATATAGTATTTAATTTGCTTTGTCAATTGCTCCAAAAGAAAAGACTACACCATTTCTGAGATATATTTTACGCTACCTGCACTCTTCCTTGAGAGCTTAGTTTTAAGCTTAAATGTATCTCCAACTTTCATTACAGTAGGCTTTTGCAGTTATCCTTGTCGACTATCACCACTTTATATCTGCGATGGCTTTGAAGTTCGAATCCGCTTCGCTTCTTCTCACTCATCAAAGCCATCCTATGATGGACTCACTGACGTTATCTGCAAACGCAAGGTAATTCGCAGACGCTTCGCGTCTTGCTCATCATCCTTGCGTTCCTATGACCAAAAAAGACATAAAAAAAGCCCATGAATGCAAGCATTCTGGGCTTTTGATATCTTTTTTGTTCGCAGATAACTGCTTATCTCTTTGAAAACTGTATTCCCTTTATAATAGGTAGTTTCACGCACCTTGTGTATTATCAGAGTATTGTTGAAATACTAATAAACAATTGTATAACTGTTTTCTTCTTATCAAATTTTTAATTTATTTGCAAACTTTTGTGTTTACATTGTACACCCAACAATCATATCCCATTATATGGTAGAACTTGCCCTGAACCTTATCTACTGCAAGTCTCTGACCTTTTTTGAACTTGCCAAGGCTCTTAGTTCTTGCTAAGGCTTTTGGAGCTTTCCTCTTGTGACATTTCTTTGTAGTCTTGATGTACTTGATTGGCTTTTTAATCAAGAATAAATACTTAACGTACTGCTCCCATTTAGCACGAGTTGTTTTTTCGCACTCTTTGGAATCGTTATATGGGTCATAAATATAAATGTGGTCTTTTGTGACTTCACGGATAAAAACGTAATGGCCAAATGTTGTCCAGATGCTCTTGCCCATGCAGGCTATACCAATGTACTTGCCTGTTCTAATCTTCTTAAGGAAATCTGTTACAACTGAATTATTCTTTTTACCATACAGTGAAGTATAATTTAATTGTGTTGAATTAGCATAACCATAATGCTTCAATGCCTTGACCATACCTGAATAATATGTACCAGATCCGTGACAGCTACATCCATTATCTTCCATCCACTTTGCAGTCTTTGCAGGAGAGATGGTTGGATCTAAGTCATACACAGCATCTGCAATACTTGTAGGACCACACCCCTGTGCTGATATTGTACCACCTGAATAATAATTGTTTTTCCATTTTAAATCTTTCTGCTTAAAATTCTTGTATCCCACTTTTATACCTCACTTTCCATCACTTCAATTCCATATTCTTTTGCACATGTATGCTCAATCTTACATCCTCTGTATTTCTCCCAATCTTTACAGAAATATGCAATATCTGCATTTGCCAATAGTTCTAAACTCTTACCTAAAAACCACAATGGCTTTGCATTATGTGGTGCATTTTCAAAAAAGCTGTCAATGATTTCTACCTCTTCATTATGCTTTTCCCTTATTGCTTTAATTGCTTTTTCTCTTTCTGACTTAATCTGCTCATCTGTTTTGTCTCTCATTGGCTGACTTATAAATACTTTCATTTGTCTATTCCTCCACTTCCGGCAATCCTGCAACACTTGTTAACATACTAACCACTCCTGCTGTTGCAGAAATTCCAATTATTGAAACCCAATCAAGCTCTGTGATTAAATTTCCAACAGTAATTAATGATACTGCTGTCTGTGCCATTGTTTTTACAGCTCTGACACCTGCTGCCTTAATCCATTTCTTTGTCTTGTCACTCATTCGTTTACTCCTTTCCCTGCTTCATTGGCAGTTCCTTTACTCTCTTATAAATCTCTGTTCCTGTTCCATTCCCGCCCAGTGCATGATATGCCTTGTATAAATGTTCAAAATCATCCAAAGCCTCAACTGATATATACTCCTGAGCTATGTACTGTTTTCCCAGCGTGTATATCTTGTTATGCAAAATTGCAATAACTCCGTCCTTAATTAATTTATATGATGAATTTTTTAATTTGACATAATTAACTGCACTAACAAAAATTGCACCAATTAATGAAGGAATCCCACATAAGGATAAAATCTGATAAAGTGTCATATGTTTTTTCCTCGACTTTCTCTGTTTTTTGGTATAAAAAAAGACCTTGCGGTCCTGCTCTAACAATCATATTTTTTTCCTTCCTTATTCTTCCGTTGTTTCTTCTAATTTGTTATAAAGTTTATAGTTTACTGTAACTTCATATCCGCCACTACCCTGATAAGATACATAAAACTGTAAATCATTAAGTAATGATACATCATAACGCTTTCCAGTGGTTACGTTTTCTAGTGCTGGTTCATCTTTTAGATTTGTTAAATAGATACCTATATGAAATGCTGGAAGAGTATCTTCATAAATACCCCTTACAAGTTTACCAAATTCAATGTATTTAAATTTACTAACGTCTATAGAGTATATGTCGTGAGGTATGCTACTTTCATTGTAACTTGTTTTTGCAAGCATTATTCCTTCGTGTTCTATTCCAAGAGTTCTACACATATCAGAATATTTTACAGTCATATTTTTAATTTGATTTGTAGTTGTGTTATTAATGGCATCAATCTGACTTAAAGCTGTGTTATTAATGGCACTAATCTGACTTGTAGCTGTGTCATTAATATTCTTAATCTGTGTATATGTTTTACCCTCAATCGTTCCTATCTGATTTGTAGCTGCGGTATTTATATTCTCCAACTGTTGATTTGTTACATCTGTAATCTTATTAATCTGACTTGATGCTACTGTATTAATTCCTTTTGTCTGCGATTCTCCTGCGGCAACCGCAGAACTGTTTATAGCTTCAATCTGTGCCCGTGCTGTGTTGTTAATATCTCCAAGCTTTGCATTCGTAACATTAGCTATGTCTTCCATCTTTGCAGTTGTAAGTGTTGCTATGTCATTGCTTTTTGCTTCTGTTAAAGAGCTAATGTCGTTCATTTTTGCCTCTGTTATGTTAGCTATGTTTGTTGTGCTTTCCTCAACTTTGACATCAATATTCGCTATTAGCTTCTCAACATCTGTCTTTTGACCTACCACCTCTTCTAAATAATTCCCAGCTCTATCTGCATAATCTGCTGCATCATTTGCCTTCTGCTCTGCCTGTTCAAGATAGCCTTTATTAACTTCTATCTTTTCATCAGCCTCTTTTACCAATGCCTTTGCATCACACATTATTTTGATTATCTGATTGTAAATATCCGGTGTAATCTCATTTACAACATCTACCGGAACGCCTTTCTTTACTTTCTGACATACAATTGTTGAAGTAATTCTTCTACCTTCTGAATTGTCACCAAAAACTCCAATGTAAAGCTCACATTCTTCCCTAAAAAGCCAATCAGGTAATTTTTCTGCTGATACAACATCCTTTTCAACAAGCACTTTTACCGAATCACTTATACTATAATCATCTACATATATTACGGCTGTTTTTGTATATCCGTCCCATTCAGAAGAAAAATCAAACTTAATTTCTTCCAAATTGGAAGTTCCTGATATTAAAGACTGCTGGTTAACAATATGCGCCTGTTGTCCTTTTATCTCTATGTTTATGTTCATCTTTTTCTCCTTTAATCCACCATCCATACTGCATGAACCGGTATGCATGCTCCAGTGTCAATTGCTATAGGAACACTTGCTCCATAATAATCGAAACTTACTGTACCTCCCGGATTGATTGTCATCATCCATCTGTTAGTTGTTCCCAAATGTCCTTCCTGAATTGACCATACGTTACGTGAAGGTCTCATATCTGTAGGAATATTCTTAAAAATATTATCGTGTGCAGAAAAAACAGTTGAATTTGTTATGATTCCCACCAATTCCACAGTTTTGCCAACTCTTCTGATTTTAGGTGCATCAGTAGTGGACCATGCAGATATACCATTCCCACATTCAACCGATTTCCAGCCTGTATCATATACTTCTCCGGATGTTTCAATAAGGGTTAACTCCTGCCAATCCTTCCAGCCGGCATTTTCATAACGCTTATAAATCACATTGTTCTTTACATCGGGAATAAATATCTGAAACTTAGTTGATGTTTCCCCTTCAACATAAAGCATTCCCCAGTTAGTAACAGGTCTGTTTGTTCCTTCTGTTGTCTTTATGTGATACACTCCATTTTCTGTTAATGTATTCCAATCTACTGCTGATGTTATGGTTTGTGATTTCACATAACTGGGTAAATCTGTTAAGTCATTGTATGAACCTGTAAAAGCCACCGTCTTTAAGTCTGTAAAGAATTTCTTTATTTTTCCAAAAATAACCTTATGTGTTTCTCCTGACAAAATATTTTCTCTTTTTGCTGCTGTCTGAAAAGCAACAATATTACTGTCACTATTTCCATCCTTTGAAAGCTTCTTGGCAAGCTCCTCATTATTCTTTTTCAATTCACCATCTATGCTGTCTGCATTTTCATTAAAAACATCAATATCATAAAACTCATCTCCATCCGGTTTCTTTAACTGCAAATACTTTGTTTTATTAATCATCTTGTGCTCCTTCCTTCTTCAAACACTTCTTCTCTTAATTGAATGTGTGTAT